AACAGCACAATCATGCGGGATAGCACGTTTAGCTAGCGCTATTACATCAGGTAAAGCGGCTGCTGTTGACTTTAATATTTTAGAAGAAGGTTGTAGAGAAAATTCAAAAGTACTAATTCTAGCAAGGAGAGCAAAGGTAAAACACGGTCATGGTACAAGAAGAGTTCCAAAAGTAAAAATATAAATAAAATAAATTGCGTTTAAACAATTTAAAACATAAGTATTTAAAGATTGTTAAATAAAATTTAATATAATGTCATCATTCGTAAACAAAAACCAAGTTATTTCACAAACTGAAGGAAATGTTTTAACTATTAAAACTGTTCAAATAGCGCCTTTTAGAACACTTATGACAGCTCTAAAAGATATTTTATTAGAAACAAATATAACATTTGAACCAGATGGTATGAGAATTATTAACATGGATAAATCACATACAATCTTAGTTCATCTTTTTTTAGCTTCTCAAAACTTTGAATTCTATGAATGTAAAAAAGATAAAATTATTATTGGTGTAAATATGTTTCATCTATTTAAATTGATAAATACAATTGAAAATGATGAAACATTAACTATTTATATTGAAAATTCAGATTATGTAGATGGAATAGTATCATATCTAACACTTAAATATGAGAATGGTGAAATTAAACAATGCAAGACACAAAAATTAAGATTAATCGAACCTGATCCAGAGGAATTACAGTATCCAGATGTTACTTTTTCATCTATTATCAATTTACCGTCACAAGATTTCCAAAAAATTATTCGTGATTTATCATGTATTTCAGAAAAATTAGAAATTAAATCTGTTGGAAATGAGCTTATCTTTAAATGTTCAGGACAATTTGCTTCAGCAGAAATTCATAGAGCAGAATCAGATGGAAGTATGGGTTTCATTTCTAAACAAGATTCATCAAAAATTATACAGGGTGAATTTTCTCTTAAAAATCTTGGTTACTTTATAAAGTGTACTAATTTATGTCAACAAATCGAAGTTTATCTTGAAAACGATTTACCTTTGGTTGTTAAGTATAATGTTGCTAGTTTGGGTAGCATACGTCTTTGTTTGGCTCAGTTACCCTCTTCATAAAATATTCATAAAATATTATGTAAAATATTCATAAAATAATATGTAAAAATAAACAAAAAAATATTATGTAAAAATAATTGATGTATAAATAAATAATATTTTAATATAATTTATTATAATATATTATATTAAATGTCAAGATATTATACAAATTATCCGCAATATTTAGGTGCACAAAAATGTTGTAGTAGTAAAATACAAGGACCTCCGGGTCCACCAGGACCTCCAGGTCCTAGTTCAATAGGTCCTGTTGGAAGCACAGGTCCTTCTGGTAGGAGTTATACAGGTCCTACAGGAAGAGGTTGTATGGGTCCAACCGGTTCACAGGGACCATATGGTTATACTGGCCCAACAGGAGCTAAATCATTTATAATAGAACATCCAATAAAAAAAGATAAATACTTAATACACGCTTGTTTAGAAGGACCGGAAGCAGGTGTGTATTACAGAGGAACAGGAGAAATACAAAATAATTCTTGTGTCACTATTGAATTACCATATTATGTTGAAAAATTAGCAACTGATTTTACTGTTAATATTACACCTATTTATGACGGTAAATTAAGATTATTAAATTCAAGTGAGGTTGTAGACAATAAATTTACTGTATATGGTGAAAATTGTAGGTTTCATTGGATAGTATATGGTAAGAGATTAAGTATTGATGTTGAGTTATCTAAAACTGAAACAGATGTTAAAGGACAAGGACCATATTTATATGTATAAAATATTATATTTTATTTAACACTGGTATATTATCTATATTTATTTTAAGCAATAAAGGGTCTCTATCCATTTGTGATATCCAAAATAGATATGTATTTTTATAAATAGTAAATCCTATACAATATTCAATAGGTTTTTCACTAAATTTAAATGGGTCACTATACATGATAGGTAATAAGGTTTTTTTGTCTAATAATACAACTACGTGATAATAAATTGGAGGAACATTTAAAACACTATAATGTACTAAACCAATAAGTGTATTTTCATCTTTCTCTATAAATGATGTTGAACCTCTAAATTTATTAAATAAATCATTATTAATATGACTTTCAATTTGTATTTTAAAATTATTTTCATCATCAATAAAACCAATTTGATAAGGATTCCATTTATAAATAAATAGTTGTTTACTATCATTATTATATTGAATTGGTGACCAATTTTTTTCACAATTAGAGTCCCAAAGCATATTTACAACTTTACAGTTTGTACAAATATCATTATTATAATCGCCTATTATCATTCTATTTTTATTACTTGGTATATAATTTATATTTGATGCTATAAATTTTATTAAACCATTCTGATTATATAATCTTATATCTTCTAAACCTATCGAAAAAGAAGATAAATTATTAAATAAATTAGTTTCATCTACTTTAACAATACTAAATGAAGACGGTATGAAATTTTCATTTAATTCTGAATTAATATTTACCGACTTAATTTGTCTAGCATCATTAAAAAAATCACATTCCCAATTATCTTTATAAAAATAATTTACATATCTAGTATTAAGTATGTGTTTTTTATTTATATTGTCATAAACATATGATGATGATGACGGAAAAAATAAATCATTTGATTCAAATTTTGGATAATTATATGTAATAATTTCATCAGCTAATTCATAAATTTTAATATTGTGTAAACTAGTTGGTATATTTATAATTGAATCATTGTGGTCAGCGGGATACCATAATGGATTAAAGTTTTTATGTGTTTCTAACCATGCCCAATAATTAACTTCCCATAAAAAAGTTTTTGTAACATTTAAAAATTCACCATAATTATTAAAACTTAAATTATAAAAATCAATAAGAGAATCTTTGTCACCCATAAAAAACCCACCACAAAATCTCCAGCATATGTTATTTTTTATAAAATTTATGTCATTTATTTTAATATTCCAACAACCAGGTATTGTTAAAAAAGATTTTATGTAATTGCGTTGTGATATTAATTTAATTTGTTCAATACTTTTATCTATATTTTTGAAAATATAAGGTAGACTAAAATCAATCCAACAAAAATAATTACTTGAAAAAGGATTTGCGTTAATTGCTTCCTTTATAAAGTCTATTTTAGAATTCATAAGATACATATAATATTCTGTATCTTTGACATTACTTCTTGATTCAGGAAGTCGACACATTTTTGTTTCTAAAAAATATTTGTCGGAAAACTTCAACTCATTCTTAAAATAAATATTAACTAATTTAAGATTTTCATATTTTTTATCTATTTCTCTAAAAATATCTTCAAATTCAGGTGTTGTAAACAAGCATATATTTATACCAGTATCTGCTAATTTTAAAAAAAGCTCTAATCTTTTTTCAAAAGTTTTACTCATATCGTAATCATTATCATAAATTTTAAAATATGATGTTACAAATGTTACTTTACTTTTATTCATATATTTTATTATATAATTATTTTTTAAATAATAAAAAAATTTAAGTTTATTTATATTTTAATAAAGAATCAATATAATTTTTATCATAAACGCAAATTTTCGTTGTTCTATCCCATACACTATAATTAATTAAAACTTTATCATCTTCAACCACAATACTTAAACAATATTCAATTGGTTCACCTTCAAATTTAAATGGTCCAGAATAACGTAATAAATTCATATTTAAATCAAAAACACATATAATATGATAATAATGACGCGGGTTTTCATAGGATACAATATGATTAATAAACCAAATTTCACTATCAACAATGTCAATTGTAATATTATCATTTTTCGTTTCATCTATTTTTTTATTGTAAATGAAACCACAAGTTGACCCTCTAACTCGAGAGAAAAAACGTGGCATTGTTTTCTCTTCTTGAATAATAATTTCATTATTTACATCTAATTTGCAAATTTTTAAAGGATACCATTCATAAATAATATGCGTTTCATTCTTATAATCAACAAAAACCCAGTTTTTTTCACACACAGTATTTTTGAATTTTTGTTTTAATTCATTAATATGAAATTTATTTTCAACAATATCATAATCTCCTGAAACAATTCCAATTTGATTATTTGAATGGAAACCAGTTCCAATATAGGTTAATTTATCTTTATAATTGTCATAATAAATCTTTACATCTTCAACACCTATATATAAACGCCCATCAAATGTAACTTCCATCCAAGTTTCTTTTAAAATAGAAAAGTTTTTATCAAATTCAACAAATTTATTTATTGATATAATATGTTTTTCACAATTTTTATAACTACCATTATCATCAATATGATAGTTGACATATCTAACATTCAAAAAGTATCCATCGCTATTTGGATTTTTAATTAAACAACTAGATGATGATGTAAATTTTATATTTTCATTATTTATGATAGATATTATAGAACTATTCGCATTAAATATTGTTTTTTTATTGAGAATTTGCTTGTAGAACTTCATATTAGATAATATATTATCTACTTCAAAACCACTTGAATTGTTAAATACTATTATAGCTTCATCATTTATATTATTTATACCACAATATGCTGCGAAAATTGTATATTCGTAATAAATTTTATATAAATAGACATCGTTATGTAAAAATAAATAAGAGTCTCTATTATTATTTTTATCAAGTATTTTTTTTGCTATATTATAGAATTCAAAGCATAATTTATGTTTTGATGTTATTCTATAATGACAAATAATTTCATATATCCCTTCAAGTCTTTCAGGATATAAATCATATCCTCGTAACCAACTTTCAATCGCGTCGCTTATTTTATTCATATTTTTATAACATAATCCGATTCTATAATAACTATACCATACTTCTTCTATCCAACCTCCTAATTCAATACGTTTTTTATAAACATTTATTGCTTCTCCAAATCGTCCACAATCATGATAACTATTAGCCAGATAAAAATAATATCGTTCATTTTTAGGTTCATCTTTAATTCCTTCAAGCAATAATAGTATGTCACGTTCATATTTGTCAGATTTTGAACCACCATCTCCAATATCTCTTATAAAAATATTTTCTTTACTAATACTATTTATGGTGTTATTTTGAGGTACATCAATATATTCGTGAGTTACTCCAACATACTTATATAATCCATTATTTTTAACTATTCTTAGATTTTGATAATAAAATGAATCATTTCCTTGTAAAATATAAAAACTGGTAGCTGTATTAAGTATAGATTTATCAAAATTTTTCACTTCAAGTATCATATCAGCATCAAGTAATAATACATAATCTGAAAGTCCTACACAGGCTTGTAATGCGACACTTCTATTATGACAAAAATTTTTAAAAGGTTCGTTAATAATTTTACCTTTTATTCCTTTTTGTTCAAAATATTCTTTTATTATTTCAACAGTATTATCTGTCGAACCTGTATCACAAATACAATATGAGTCAATTATAGATATTACGGAATCAAATAATCTCCTAATAATACGACTCTCATTCTTAACAATCATATTTAAACATAATGTTGGAGTATTGGACTGATTTAATATAAGTTCCATACAATATAATTAAAAATAATAAGTATTTAAATTAAAATATATTATATAAATATAAAATGGCTTTTACAAGATTTAAATATGACAATTGTAGAACAAAAAAAGCATTACAACAAGCAACCGATCCTGGTAAGTGGATATTAAATGTTCCTGGAAACGGAGCAAACCCTTGTTATATGGAAGATCCACAAATAATTATTCAAAAATGGGGGGCAAATTTAAGAACGAATACAATCAATCTGGAGAGTGACTTAAAAGGTGTAAATAGACATCTAAGTAGGGATTGTTTAGGAAAAGATAATTATCAAAATTATAATGTGCCTAATCAAGCTATAAAATATTCATCTTGCGTAAAATTAACTACGGAACAATCTAGAGTTACAAACCCAGCATGGTGGTATAGAGATTTAGAACAAACAGATTGGTCTTATCCTCCATTAAATCCACAAGTTAACACTTGTATACCATTTCAAAATAATTTAAGCACACGAATTTTAGAAAAAGATTACTTCACTCCAAAGAGGGATTGTGTAATGAATGAGTCAAAAAATATGTTACCGAGTAGTTATAATTTGATTAAAGGAAATTATGTAGGTGGACCAAATGTATGTTCTCAAACAAATTCATGTCAAAGTCTTTAATATAATTAAATTAAAATGATATTATTTAGATTATTATATATGAATTAAAATATAATACTCTATATATATAAATATGGAAATAGCAGTCCCTTTAATAGCATTAGGTGGTATGTATATAATATCAAATCAAAAAAATGAAGATTGTACTAAAAAAGAAATTAGAAAAAATACACAAGAAAATTTTGTAAATATGGGAATAAAAAGTAATTTAGCTACGAAAGAAAGTGAACGATTTGGCAATTATTTACCAAACACAGATACTCCTCCACAAAATTTTCCTGTGACAAATATTAATCAATTAGTTGATAATGTTCAAACATATTCTAATCCAAACGTTGCTACAGATAAGTATTTTAATCAAAACTTATATGAGCAAAATGAAAGAAAAGGTATTTCAGTAGGCAAAAATCCACAGCAAATTTTTTCATTAACTGGTAATTATTTAGAGTCTAATCAATTTAAACATAATAATATGATACCTTTTAATGGTGGTAAAATTAAAGGACGCTCTTATGATATAAACATAGCAGAAACGCTTTTAGATAATTATGTTGGTTCAGGTTCACAAACCATTAAAAAAATCGAACAAGCACCATTATTTAAACCTGAAGAAAATATGCAGTGGGCTTATGGAATGCCTAATCAAAGTGATTTTTATCAATCTAGACAATGGGCAGGAACTAAAAATAATAACGTTAAAACATTTGATACAATAATGGTTGGACCAGGTTTAGACAAAGGTTATGGTTTTGATGGTTCAAATGGATATAATGCTGGAATGGAAGCAAGAGATAAATGGTTGCCTAAGACGGTTGATGAATTGAGAGTTAATACAAATCCTAAATTAGAATACGAATTATTGGGTCACGAAGGTCCCGCTGACTCGTATATTAAAACAGCTGCTACAACTGAGATGTTAGGGCGTGTAGAAAAACAAAGACCAGATACATTTTTTATTAATACTCAAGATAGATGGCTAACAACAACCGGAGCATCTAAAGGTGAGAGTCTAAGACCAATTCAAGAGATGGGTGTTATTAGAAGAAATGATATATCAACTGAATATATGGGTCCAGCAGGTTCAGTTGAAGTTCAGGCAACAACTGCTCCACAAAATTATGAACCTTCTAAACGTCACGAAGTGATTGCTGGTAATATAAACCATTCAAGTGCTGCTGGAAAAGGACCATCTAGTGATATTGATAATTTTTTACGCAGCCATACAAATTATGAAAATCACCGTTCAACTGTTAAACAGCCTGATACTATGAGAAGTGGATTTAGCGGAGCAATTGGTGCTGTTATAGCTCCATTAATGGATATTATTAGACCTACTAGAAAAGATGAAACCATTAACAACGTGAGAATTTATGGTGATGTTGGGACAGGATCAATGACTAAAGGACCTGTATATAATCCATTAGAAACTACACCTACTACTGTTAAGGAAACAACACTTTATTCTCCAACATTTAATATTAATAACCAAAAAGATGGAATTTATGTTAATAACTATTCTTCACCGGATTTTACGCAAAGAGATACAACTAGTTGTGAATATTTTACTGCTGCTGGTGGTTATGCTACTGGTTATGGAGATATGAATTATGATGCCGCTTATAGACAACATAATAATGATATTAAATCACAAACTATAAATAATAGACCAAATCAAGGAGGAATGCAAATATTTAACCAACAAATGAATATACATTGTAAAGATGATTGTAATAGATTTGATGGTAGATTTAATCCAGCATATTCAAGATTAAGTGGATTACCACCTTCTGTACAAACTTATGGAGCTATTCATGCCCCTCAATACTATAATGAATGTGCTAGTTGTGATAGAATTCAACCAGATATTCTAACAGCATTTAAAAATAATCCATATACTCATAGTTTAACTAGTTCTGTATAGATTTATATTTTTATAAAATAATAAAAAAATGGTTTATAAAAATTATTTAAAGTAATATATCTAATTATATAATATCTAAAAATGTCTTTATTTACAAATAAATCTAAAAAATTTATTACATCTTGTTTATCTAATTCGAAAATAATGCGTGTTTTTAATTCTATTGGGAGACCAAGACCTTTTGATGTAACTTTAAGAGATGGATTACAAGCATTAACTATAGAACAACAAAGATTATTTACACTAGATAAAAAAAAAGAAATTTATAATCATTTAATAATTAATTATTATCCGAAAAATATTGAAATTGGTTCATGTATTAATGAAAAAGTTTTACCAGTATTTAAGGATACAAAAGAATTAATTAATTATGTTAATAGAAACAATATAAACAGAGATATAAATAATTATGTTTTAGTTCCTAACTTAAATCAGCTTCAAAATGCTTTAAAATTTGGAGCTAAAAATTTCTCATTAATAACTTCTGTTTCTAATAGTTTCCAAATTAAAAATACAAAAATGACATTACAAGAAAATGAACAAGAAATATCAGAAATGTTGCAATATTTAGACGATTATCCGAGTTATAGAATTAATGAAGAAACCGGTGATAATTGGTATGATTATACAACATATAATATTAAATTATATGTGTCTTGTATAAACGAATGTCCGATTGAAGGAAAAATTGACAATTCAATAATAATAGATAAACTAGAATATTTGAGCAAATTTAATACAAACAAAATTTGCTTATCGGATACGTGAAACATTAGATACAA